CGAGGTCGCCAACGCGCCGCGGCTGCCACGAGAAGGGCGCCACTGTGAACGTGCCGTCGCTCTCGCGGATCAGCACATGGGGCATGGTGGCTTCGTCGAGGGCGTTCTTGAGGCCGGGCTTGACGGTCTCGTCCCAATAGGAGCCTTCGCCACGCACGTAGTACGAGACGAACGAGGTCTCCGAGGCGCCGAGCACCTTGTAGACGCAGCCGGAGCACGGCGGGTCCGGGAGCTTGGTCATATCCGCCACGGTGCCCGTCACGGAGCCGGGGCTCGTCGGGTTCGGAGCGTACTGATGGAGGCCGCCCGACACGTAGAAGTCCGAGGCCGCGTTCATGCGCGTCGGGTTGTTCCCTCCAGGGAACCTCCAGGCCGCGTTAGGGGCGCTCTCGTCCGCCGCCAGACCCTTCAGCGCGACAACCTTCTCGGTGTTCACGATGAAGGTGTAGTCAGCGATGGTGATGGCGCGGTAGCTGCCACCCGGTGCGTCCATATAGGCCAGCCCGAGCGGGGCGTTGACGGTCTTCTCGTCGCCGGTCGCCTCATCGAACACCCGCACTGAGCCCTCGTCGAGGAGGACCAGGTAGCGCTCGTTGATGTCCCGGTTGATGTGGTGGATGGTAGCATCGCCCAGGGTGAGCCCGGTGAGCTTCCTGACGGTCTGCGTCGGCGGACGCCGAGACAGGCCAGTGGCGATGTTGCCCCAGGTGTTCAGCTCATCTTCCGTTTGGTCCGGCGACCGCAGGATCGCGGGCTGGCGGCTAATGCCGTTCATCAAGGCCGGGAGGGTGCGCGTGGTGAGCGGCACTCAGGGTCTCCTTATGAGAACCGGCGAGCCATCCACTTCTGGAAGCCCTGATTGCGCCGGAAGCTGTTGGTGTCGCGGCAGCGGCGTTCGTACCGCTGGAGCAAGATGAAGGCCCTGGCCTCGTCCTCCTCGTTGTAGCGGTCGAGGATCGGGGAGGAGACAATCTGGGCCTGGAACCTCCGAGCCGCGGCGGTCGCGATGTAGGCGCGAGCGGGCTGCGGGAGGTCGTTGAACTCGAAGCCCCAGATGATGTCCACCGCGACCGGGGTCCCGACCTCCCAAGCGAAGGTCTGATTGTCCATATCGTACAGCGCCAGCGCCCCCTTCGAGGGGTGCATCCGGACGCTCGTGTTCGTGGTGGGGGCGGAAGCGTCCGCATCCAAGGCTCCGTTAGGGAGCAGGATGGCGCCGTCCGCGTCTGGGGTGAGATTGTAATTCGTGTCGGTGTTCCAGCAGTAGCCGACCGTTTGCACGTCGCGTGCGGTCTCAAGGAGCTGCTGGGCCGCTTTGGCGGCATCCCCCACACCGGAGCTGGGGATCGTGTTGACGGGGGCCTGACCGATGCTCGAAAGCATCCGGTTGACGGCCTCAAGGTCCGTCATGGGTGAGAGCACCATGTGGGCGAGGCTCCTAAAAGGAAAAAACGGGGGACAGGCCGAAGCCCATCCCCCGTCAGGGATCGTTACGCGATCTTCAGCTCGACCGCGGTCTTGGACCGCAGCGGGCGAGTGCCGACCATGCGCCGACCGATGAGCAGGACACCCTGCTTCTCGGGCTGATCGACCATCTGGAAGCCGAGGTCCTGGACCACAACCGTCGCCGCAGCATAGGGCGTAAACACGATGCCGCGGGTGTTGGTGAAGTTACCACGGTACACGGCGGGGATCGCAGCGTTGGCGCTGTCATCCACACCGAACATGGTGTTCAGGTTGTTCGACTTGATGACCGAAATGTCATCGACGGTCGTCAGCGTGTGCTTGCTGATGTTCGCCGCACCACCGTTGTAGTCACGGTTAAGGTTGCGGTCCGACCGGCTCAGAAGATACCACTCCGTGGTGCGGAGCGCGGCGTACAGCGGCTGGCTGTCCACCGGGACCTTCTTGCTGTCCATCGTCTCCTTCGCCTGGCTGATGCCGTCGAAGAGAGTGATGGCGTCGGTAGCGAACGCAGCGTTCGTCAGCGCCGAACCACCCTGGTCGCCCGTGAAGAGCGCGCCCTGGCGGCTGGAGAGGATGATCGAACGAGCGACGTTGCTGTCGTAGTGCTCCGCGAGAGCGCGACCGATGGCGCCCGTGTACGGCGAGCGAACCTCGACGTCATACAGGGCCTCGTCCACGTCAGCGACGAACACGTCCGAGACGAGCTTGTCGTCCGGCGAAACGGTCACGTCCTGAGACGCGATCTGACCGCCGAGCAGCTCGACACCGGGGGTGTGGTAGCTGACGGAAGCGTTCCAGAACGCCGGGAACTTGACGCTCTTCGCACCAGCCAGCATCTGCGACTGGATTTTGTCCGCGATCTTGATTTCCGCCGCGTAGGCTTCGAGAACCTCGTGACCGCGAACGTCGAGCAGTAGCTCTAGCGGATCGCTGCCGCCTTCGCGAAGACCTGGACGAGAGGGAGTGCTGTTGGACACTTACTTTTTTCCTTGGGGTTTGGGTTTCTTGCGTCCCGCTTGCCTCAAGGTCCGTTGGCGCTGGCGGAGGTTGTCGGACGCGCAGTCCGGCCTCACGGCCCTCGGATTATCTCTTGGTTTCTTGGGTTAGTTAGGCGCCGAAGGGAGAGCGGCGCTGGCTCTTGACTGTCCCCGCTGCGCGCGAGCGGCGGAGCTTGTCGATGGCCTTCCTGCGAGCGACCTTGTCGAACTCGCGGTCAGCCTTGGAGAGGTCCTGCTGGAACTCATCCATGTGATGGTACACGTCCCCGACGCTGAGGCCGGAGTTGATGTTGGTGAGCTTGCCTTCGCCCGGATTGGCGGCCTTGTAGGCAGCCATCAGGCCGGTCACAGCCGGGCCGATGGTTTCTACGTCGCCCGTCTGGGAGTTGAAGGCCATGATCTGCTTCTGGGTGAGACCACCAGCGGCGGCCCACTGCATCGCGGCAGTAAGGTTCTCAGCGGAACCGGCAGCCTTCTCCGCGGCGGACTGAAGCGCCCGCTCGGTGGCCTGAACGCCAGCGATGTAGAAGTCGATCTGAGCGTCCGTGATGCCGAGCTTCTTGAGCGGCTCGCGGGCCTCAGTGGTCAGCTCGCCGGTCTCCGCAAAGGCAGCCTGGGCGGCCTCGACGGCGGACGCCAGGGCAGCCTCGGTGGGCTCCTTCGGCTCGTCGTCGCCCTTGGGCTCATCGTCCTTGGGCTCGTCGTCGCCTTTCGGCTCATCGTCCTTGGGCTCGTCGTCGCCTTTCGGCTCGTCGTCCTTGGGCTCATCATCACCCTTGGGTTCGTCGTCGCCTTTCGGCTCGTCGTCACCCTTGGGCTGGCCCAGCTTCTTTTGCAGCTCGGAATACGACTTCAGAAGGTCGTCCGTCCGCATCTCACCCTTGATGGGGTCCCAGAACTTCTCCGGGACGCCCTCGGGGGCAGGCTTCAGCTCTGGAGCCATCGGGTCGCGGTGCTCGACCGCTCCCCGGAACTCCTTGGAGCCGAGCGGGGTCTCGACAACGTCAAGCCCCTGCTCTTCAGACACGACCTGGTCCACGCCATTGGCCATTACGCGTCAGCCTGCTCTTCGCCAGGGAAGCCCCCGACCGGGTGCATGTAGGTAGTCAGCTTGGTGCCGCCATCGAGTTCTCGATGCTCGGCTTCATACTCGACCATCGGGCGAACCTCAGGGTTCTCCGTGCGGTCCTCGACGACCGTCTGGGTCTGGACACTCGTGTTCACACGGCCCGACTTGACGATGTCGTTAAGACGCTCACCGTGAGCGTCACTGATCTTTTCACTGTTGGGCTTGGCCACTAATAGCCTCCTGAATTTGTGGATTGTCCGCCAGGGACTTCATGCCCTGCTTGACCACCTCGGGGGCAACCTCCTGGGTCACCGCGGCCTGCTGGTCAGCGGCACTGTTCTGGGCTTGCGTCTGGGCATCCAGAAGCATCCCCTTAACGTCCGTGATGGCTCGTCCCTCACCCGTGCGGAGAGCAATCTCCTCGAAGTCGAGCTTGTCAGCCACGACTTTCGGGGTGAAGAGTTCAACAAGGAACTTGAGCCAATCCTCGATGGCCTGGACTTCGGTGTTCTGCCCGAGGGCAGCGAAGCCGGTGACAATCTGAGGGGTGACGTCCGCTGGGAGCGGCGGGGCCTTCTTCTGCTTGGTGAGGATGTACAGCACGCGGCGCGCATAGGGCGCCTGAGCTTCATCGGAGAGGACCGTGTAGGTTCCCCCGAAGGCATCCTCTAGCTCCTGGGCAACGGCCCGGATTTCCTCCGCCGTGACACGCTCAGCGTCACGGATGGTGTCAGCCGTCAGCAGGAACGCCGAACTGAGGCGGCGCTCGATTGCCTGAAGGACGTTCCAGAGGACCCCGAAGTCGGCGCTCTTGTCGAGCCCGAGCTTACTGATCTTCTCAACGAAGCCGGTGAGGTGGTCGCCGGTCTCGGCATCGGCCAGCTCTTCCACATCGACGCCCGCGTTGGGGTCCACGATGGTGATGATGCGGGCCGCTTCCGCGGCGAACTTGATGACGGCCTGCCAGCCTTCCTCCAGGGAGAGGAAGTCACCGGCATATTCGGTCACCATCGAGCGGCCATAGTCGGAACCGGGAACAGCCTGCCAACGAAGGGCCTGCCAGCCCGTCTCGGTAGCCTTGGCGGTGCCGCGGCTATCCGGAACCTCGACGCCGTTAATCTCCTGGAAGTGGACGATTTGGTCGCCAATCCGCTCCACCCATGTGTAGAGCTTGATCTTCTTCTCTTCCGCGTCGGCGGGCTCGGCGTCTTTGGCGTCCTCAGTGTTCTTGTCGAGGCCGACCGCCGCGAGGACCTCAGGGTCCAGCTCGGACGGGTAGACCTCTTCCTCGATGACAATTTCCAGGAAGTTGCCCTGGGCATCGCGGCGGACCACGAACTGGTCGAGCCGCCAGACCCGCATCCGGGTCCCGTCATCGGGGTGATAGAGGACGATGTTGCCAGCCACCACGAGGTGGCGGAAGACCTCCATCCACATCGGCCTTGAGCCGGACGCCTCGATGAGGCGCTGGCCCTTCTGGCTGATCTGGGCGAGGGCGTCCTGCGCTGCCCCGAGCTTCGAGCCCATCTGCTGGGCCGTGTCGGCGTCAATCTCCAGACGGAAGAAGGGCCGCTGCGGGGGGAAGAGCGAGACCAGCAGCTTGGCTGCCACGTTGTTCACACCACGGGCGCCAAGGTTCTCCCAAGGCTGCGTGGTGCTGTCGTGGGGGTTCGATGATCCCTGCTCGGGGATGAGGCCCGGAATGGTCACCTTGGCTGCCGCTCGGGCAGCGTTAAGGACCGAGTTCCGGTCGGTCTGAAGGAGCTGATAGCGCTCCGCGGCAGTGGACATTAGGCGAAGACCGCGGTCCGAGACGGGCCTGAGCTGCGGAAGCCATCCGAGCTGCCACTGCGAGAGGTCCCACCGCTAGAGGTGCCGCCGCCCGAGCTTCCGCCCGAGCCGCCGCCGCCTCCGCCGCCGCCGAAGCCACCACCAACGCCGCCGCCTACCGGGATCGCGAGCGGGTTGAGGAGGTCAATCCTCAGCGCGTTGCGTCCACCGCGGAGCGCGGCAATGTTGCCCAGCATCCCATCGAGGATGGGGTTGCGGAGGATGGGCGGGTCCTTCTGCCCTTTCGGATCGCTGCTATCAATATGGGGTGTCTTAGCTACGCACATCGCGTCCTCTACCCCTCTCCCGTGGAGGGGCGGGGGCTCTGCTGGCGTTGGCACGCGCGACCTTCAGGTGGCTCACAACGGAGCGCTGGCCAGCGGCGTGCATAATCTGTTCGGGGCTGTCCCCCGGCTGCGGGATGACCTCAGGGAATGTCCTGTCGAGGTACGCAATGAGGTCGTCTACCGTGTTCGGAAAGCGCAATGATGGCTCCTCAGAGAAGAGGCCCGCGGTCGCACAAGGGAACCACGAGCCTCTGAGTTGGCGTGCCAGGTGACTGTGGATTTCCACAATCCCGGAGCTTCTGCGTCTCCATCTTAGTGTGTTGTAATTGACACCTTAATGGAGGGTTGGGGTCCAGAGCTTAGGGGACCGTCCGTCCCAATCTTCGTGCCGCAGGATGCGGGCGAGACGGGCCTGCTGAAGAGCGTGCTCTTCGGTGAGACCAGCCTTCTCGAAGGCCGCCACCACTCTCAGCCAGGCGGAGATGTAGTCGCCCTCGGAGGGCTTCCACTCGGTGAGGACCAGGCCCTTCCGCGGGCCGGACTTCAGCGTCCGATCCTGCTGGACCCACATGATCCCGTCGAGGATCGCTTCGGCGGCGTGAGGGCCAACGCCAGGGGCGCCCTTGTAGCCGTCCGTGACGTCGCCCACGAGCGTCTGGAAGAGGTGGAAGCGGTCGCCCTCCTCCTCCGTGATGTGCATGAGCTGGCCCTTGCGGATGAGCTGGCCCTGGAGCCAGATGGGCGGGCGGTAGAGCTTGCCGGGTATCTGCATCAAGTCCTTGTCGGAGGACACGATGATCCTCTCATCGGTCCGGGTGGGGTCTGTCGCGAGGATGCCCATGACATCGTCGGCTTCCAGGGCGGTCCACCTCTCGGTGGTATAGGTCTCCGCCAGGTAGTCCTTGATGTCGTACAGGTGGATGGGGCGCTCGACCTCGTTGCGGTTGCCCTTGTAGGTTGGGTCCACCCGGTCCTTGCGGAAGCTGGTGAAGTCGTCGGAGAGACAGACGATGACCTCGTCCGCCTTCAGCTTGTCAGCGAACTTGCTGATCCTCTCGTCGGCAAAGTCGCGAGCCTTCCTCTCGTCGGCGGCCACCGACTTGATGCCGTCTCCCCAATCATACTTCCGTTCGTTCGCGGAGCTGGCGTGGTAGGCGACCAGGTCCGCATCGAGCAGCAGGGTGCGCCTCACGCCTCGACCAAGAGGCGTTCTAGGTGAGCGATGACAGGCGCCAACAAGCCCTCAGCAAACTCCGCCTGATGGACCACTCGCCCTCGTTTGAGCTGAGCGTAGGCGTGGCGAAGCTGAGCCACTTGATAGGCCAAAGCAGCCTTGTTCATTCAGGCCTCTCAATCTGTACGTTGAAGCTCGCCAGGAACAGCTCATCGCGCTCCATCAGGAACGCGAGGGCCGCCTGGAGGTCGAGACTGCCGAGCTGCACGCTCTTGGCGGTGTAGCCGGAGCCGATCACGATGGCGCCGATAGCCCGCTCAGCCTCGCTGTGGAGGTGGCGGAGCCGCGCCAGGCGGCTCGCTGCCACGCCGATGCGCTGGGCCTCGGCTTCCGTTAGCGGCTCCCGCTCAGGGACGGTCTGGAGCTGTTTGCTGCTGTCCACTTACCGCGCCAGCTCCGGGTGACCCTTGGGGATGTCGCCCTTCGACGTCGATGCCGTGTTGCTGACGGACCCACTTCTGGAGTTCGTCGAGCTGGATGGCCTGCTCGGTTGCGGTGAGGGCGTCTTCGGGAGGAAGTCCAGCTTCCGCGGAGGTTCCATCAGGGCCGCTGGGGGCAGCGGGAAGGCCGGACACTGGCGCTCCTGGGGAACTGCCGGGATGGGCTGTGGCCTGTTCGAGCTGCTGGCGCAGGCGGTCAGCGCGAGCGCGAGCATCGGCAATGCGAGCTTCATAAGTGGCGTCTCTCTGTTGGTTGATGGCCGCCTGCTGGGCCTCGACACGGGCCTTGTTGGCGGCGTCTTCCTGGCGGGCCTTCTCGGCTGCCTGCTGGTAGTTGATGACCGTCTGCCGGTGGGCTGACTGCTCCTGGGTGTAGGCGAGCTGGTAGTGGTTCGCCTGATGCTCCCAATGGTGCGTCTTGCCGGTCTGGATGGCGAGCAACACGGAGAGGGCGGCGCCGATGATGACGCCCAGCCAGCCCTGGAGGTTCACGCCCCCGAGGAAGGCTCGGATTATGCCCATGTGCGGGGGTCCTTGGCGGCCTCGAAGGGGTCATCAGGGAGTGAGCTGTCCTCCGGGTTGTTCATGCGGAGGGCGTTAGGGTCCTTGATGACTTCCTCGCCTTCCTGCGGCGGCAGGAGCTTGGGGTAGACGTAGAGCTTCACAGTCGGCGGCTGTGGCTGTGGCGCCGCGGCGTGGGCTGGCAGCGTCCAGACGCAGAACGCCAGGACCACCAGGACCACGAGAACGAGCCAGCGGTTAGCCGTCATGCTTACCCGCCTGCTGGCGGTCCTTGAGGATGTAGTAGGAGGCCGCAGCGAGGATCGTGGCGAGCCCGCCCGGCAACCCGGTCGGACCCAGGTCGATGGCCTGGCCGTGGTGGTAGTTGCCCCACGCAGCCGCGAGGACGCTGCCGACGACCAGGATGCCGACTAGGCGGCCCCAATCGAGGGAGGCGTTGTTGGCCTCGAAGAAGAGGTCTTTCAGTAGTTTCATTCGCCAATTCCTTGTTCTTCGACGGCGTCACGGGCGACCTTCCTGGCCGCCTCCCGCTCGCAATCTTCGATGAGCCGCTGGAAGACCCAATCTGGAAACATATCGAGGCTCACTGTTGTGCTCCGGTGACCCGGACGCTCCGCCTCAGGGTGGCGTAGAAGGACGCTATGTCCCTCAGCTCCTTGATGGTGGCGTCCGACTTGAGCCTGTTGGCTCGTTGACTGATGACGAGGATGTTCCCCGGCACGTACCCCCGCTCCGGTCGGACCCGGTCGAGGGAGGGGCTGTGGTCGCCGCCTCCCTGCTTGCCGGTCTTCTGGAAGAGGGGGATGCCCAGGATGGGGCAATGCGTCGGGATGACGATGTCCTCTTTGGTGATGTTGAAGGGGACCCCGGCGATGCGCGCCCTGGCTCGGGCGTTCTTCAGCATCACCCCACGGGGGTCACGGGTCTTAGTGGGTGTCCGCCCAGGTCTGGCCGATGTCCGACGAACCCGCGAGGGGGACGCGGAGACCGAAGGCCTCTCCTGCACGGCGGATGGCATCGGCAGCAATCGCGCCGACTTCCTCCGCATACTCTGGCATCACCTCCATCTGGAACTCATCGTGGACGTTAAGGACGAAGGCGAACTCCCTGCCGAAGACCCATCCCCGTTCGAGGAAGGCGTCGTAGGCGAGCACCAGCGCTTTCTTCATCACGACCGCCCCGGCTCCCTGAAGGAGAGTGTTTAGGGCGGAGTGCTGTGCGCGAATGTGGAGGAGCCTGCCGTCGAGGCTGCGTAGTTTGGGCGAGCGCTGTTTGGCCTTGGCCTTGACGCCCTTCTGAAGTTCACCGAGCGCGGGGAACCCTTGCTCGATCCGGGACCGGCCTTGCTTGCCGTGCTGCATCCAGGCCCGCTCGCGGCGGCTGCCAGGGTGCTTGGCGTTGAAGCCCTCGCGCCACGCGTCGGCCATATCCTCGTAGAAGGTCTTGCCAAGCTTCAGGTCGCCAGCGCCGTAGAGGTAGGCGTAGACCCACGTCTTGGCGCCGTCGCGGGTGCGGAGGCGGACGGCCTTCATGTTCAGCGAGTGGGCGTCGGTGCCCGCCCGCTTGTCGCCGTCCACGACCGCGCGAGCGTAGGCTCCGCCGTCGAACCGGGCCATGTAGTGGCCCAGCATCCGCAGCTCCAAGCCGTCTGCATCGACGCCGACCAGCTTCTTGCCGGGTGGAGCGCCGAAAAGGTCGCGGCTCTCGAAGCCGTACCGGCCCTCATACCCGCGGAGGATGTTCCCCTCCCGATCCTTCTTGATCTTTGGGACCTGGGCGAGGTGGTCCGCGTGCGTCATGCGGCCCGTCACGGCGCCGTTGCTGTTCACTGGCGAGTGGATGCGGCTGTCCTCGCTGACGCGATTGAGCCAGGCCTTCTTGCCGGTGGCGACGGTGCCGAGGAGCTTCTTCACCACGAGGTAGCGGATGAGGAGTTTGACTTCCGGATAGTCGAGGCCGTCGAGGGTGTTCTCGTTGACCTCAGGCTTGCCGGTCGGGGTGAACTCGGTCGGCTGCCACCCGTAGATGGTCTTCAGCCGGTCCGCGATCTTGTCCCTAGAGCCGGGCTCGAAGGAGACCAGCTTGACTTTGCAATAGGGGACGCCGGGCTCATACTCGGAGCGCCACTGTTCTCCGTCCTCGCTCTCGACCTTCACGGAGCGCCGGACCTTGGGGTCCATGATGACCCGCTTGCCGTACTTCCGCTCAGCCTCGAACCACGGCTGGAACGCCTCCCGTAGCTCGTCCTCCAGCTTGGCGGCCTCAGCCGTCAGCTCGATGGCCAGCCGTTCCGCCTTGTCGCGGTAGAGGTAGACCCCGTGCTGTTCCTGGAGGAAGATAATCTCGGCCACTCGGTGTTCGAGCCGGATGGCCTCCTCGGAGTAGTCCTGGGCCTCGATGTGCTCGATGAGCGTGAGGGTGACCTCAGGGTCCTGGACGCCGTAGGTCGCCATCTCCTGGGTGAACGTGTCCCAGGGTCCGGAGAAGTCGCCCTTGTAGTCCCCGAGGCGGTAGCCCCAGGCTTCGAGGGAGTGCTTGCCGGTGAGT